AGCAGGGTGTCTATGTTGCTATCCTTTAAAAGCTCCGTTTCAACAACGTCAGGCTTATGCTTGGATGCCTTCTCCGCGAGCCTTCTATAGACCTCTCCGGCAGACAAGCCGTCTATGTAATTGCCAGCCATGTAAACGCTGCCAAACGAATCAACCAGCCCAGGGTGCAGGGCGGCCAGCTCTTTTGCGCTCATGTCTGGGTGCAAGGCGACCTTGCCTTCGGCCATTGCTAATACGTCGTCAGCGTCTAGCGCACCGCCGCGCAACGAAGACAAGTCTGCCGCAGGCCTCCACCCTTGCACGTAAATGGGGAGATCATCTCCCATCTTTCCTTTCAACAGCCTGTAAAGCTCGGCAGGAGTGATAGAATCTCTGCCGACCATTATGTCTTGAATGGCTTTACCCACGTCTGTTCTTACCGGGCCAAACCCCGACCTTTCGACAATGGGCCTTCCTTGGTCATCTAGAGCCGTAGCAGACCAAGGCTCTTTCCCAGACGCTGCCAAGCCCTCAAGCTTTTCCGACTGTTTTTTGTCTTTATCAGCGCGAACCGACACTCCGAACTGCTCGTCTATCTTGCGTTGAAACCGAGCGAGCCTGTCGCCCGTAGCCCCTCGCCCTTTTACGTCCCCTTTAAGAGCCTGCTGAGCTGTCTCTGGGCTGTCTTTGATAACGTATTCCCATCGCTTTTTTGCAACAAGGAAGTCCTCCTCTTTAGCCTTTAAAATGCTTAATTTCTTCTCGGCGCTTGAGACTCCGTCTTGAACAGCCTTTTGCTTTGCAAGCCTCTTCTGCTCTCGCAAAGCCCCCAGGGCAAGCTCTACGTTGTAGGCTGCGGCGCTTGCCCCGCCGTCAGTGACTACGTTGTACTGGTTTTTTAACCGGGCAATAAGCTCATCTCTGCCTTTGGCGTTTAAGATCTTCCAGCCTTCTTCGTTTAATATTTTAAAGCCCGCTATAGCCTTGGCTTTCCCTTTCTTGATCTCTGGGCCTTTGCCTTTATTTTTTGATCGCTTGATTATTCGGTTAATCGCACTGGTAGTGCCTTCGCTTAACAAGACCTTTCCGTCTTTTCCTACTTCAGGAAGCATGGCGGCAATGTCGTTCGCGTACTTGTCACGCCCTTTGGGAGACGTGTCGTCTTTAATTTTTTTTACATCGGCCTTAGCCGCGCTAATCCCAGCCTCGCGTGTCTTCACTTCGGCTGCTATCTTGTTGTAGATGTCGGTTACTTCTTTTAGCTTCTCAGGGGCTACTTTGTTTATCTCGTCTCTTTTCTTTAAGAGGTAGTCCCACGCGCTAATGTCCCCTGCCGACTTTGGGACAGGCACTGTCTTGTTGATAGCGTTAATGATTCTCTCAGCATCATCCGAGCCAAGCACCTCGGCGGCCAACAAGTTTACGTCTGCGATCGAGTCGTAAACAGTTCCTCGAGCCCCTTCACCCATCCTTGTGACGCTTCTGGCGGCCTGGGTTGTGTGCCTAGATACTGGGTCGCTTAAGTCTATGCCGCTTAAAACCCTAAGGATTCTTGCGGCGTCTTGCCTCAGCACTGCTGGCTGACGAACCTGCGACTCATACCAAAGCTCTGTTATTATTTGGCTGGCATCAGCGCCTGGGGGGAGCTTTGGCAAATTCTCTTTGACTTTACTGGCTAGGCCTTGAAGCTCTGCCAGCTGCTCTTCATTTAAAAAAGCAGCAATGTCGTCTGGCACACGCTCGCCTTTAAGAGCAGACTCCATTGCTTTTTGGCGAACAAGTTGCGGGTTTTCTGCAAGCTCTTTGTTTCGCTTGGCAGCTTCTATTCTTTGACGCTCTTTCCTGGCTACGCGCTCGAGCTCAAGCTGTTCTGCCTTCCTTGCAGCAGTGGCGGCGTCAAGATCTCGCACACCCTGCTCTGCCTCAAGCTCTATTAACTTGCTAATCTCATCAGGAGAAAGCTCTTCGCCAAGAGGGCCTTGCCTTGTCCGGGCTGACAATATCTTTTCTGCGTCTTCTACTGACTGTCGCTGCTCTGAAAGCGGAGGCTCGTATCCGCTTGCCCTTTCAGAAACGGTTCTCTCATTGCCATCAAAAAGACCCGCCTGAGACGGCTCCTGAGAGCCGGGCAATACAGGCCGCTCTGCCTCAGGAGTCTTTCTGTATCTAACCAGAAGCTCTCGCGCTTGCTCGGGTGTAAGGGGCGGCAGTTCGCTTGCTTCGCGGCGACGTCCGTGCTCTAGCAAAAAGGCAGTCTCATCGCTGCTAATAACGCTGAAGTCTGTGTCGGGGTCTTTAACTATTGCGCCTTCAGATGCTTCCTGAGCCGCCCTTTGGTAGTCGTCGAGGTAGGCTCCGACGTTGGCGTTGTGCGATGCTGTGGAGTCTCCAAACGCCTTTAGCAAAGCCAGCCTTACCCCAGGCCTTTTGTTGTCTAAGCCAACAGTCACGGCTTTTTGAAACTTATTGCTTAGGTACTGGATGCCCTTGGCTAGCCTGCTGTTAGGGTCAAGCGTGTGATACATCGCCTTGCCTAGCCCTACTGCGTTCATTAACGCAATAGCCGGGTTGGCTCGTATAGACTCAATAGGCCTTTCAGCAAAAACAACAAGGTCTGCTACAGAACCCACTCCCATCTCTTCGCCAAAAGCGGACCCCCTTTCCCAAGACTCCGCAATGACTTCATCTATAGTGACTGCGTTTCTAGTTTTTTCAGAGCTGTTAAGTCCAAGTATCTCTTTCCCGGCAACGGCAAAAATGTCTCCGATTAAGTCAAAGTCGTTGGCAAAATTCGACAAAACGGCAGGCCCCATTAGCTGAGTCACCTGATCGTTTCTTTGCTTCATTGACTTTGCAAAGCCTAGCCCTAGCTCTTGGCTTTTTGACGCAAACTTGTCCCGCCATGTCGGGCCGTCTTGCTTGCTCTCCTCTCCCAGCACATGGTCTAGAAGTGCGTCTTTTGTCTCCCCTACAGCGGCAGACACAACGTACCCCCCAAGGCCCGCAAGGCCTTCTAGGGTCCCCCTAATAAGGCTGGTGGCAGCGGCTGGTATTTTGGTCACTAGCTCCGTAGGAGCCCGCAGAGCCTCGTGAAAAAGCATCTCTTCAGGGCTGTAGTCTACCTCTCTTCTTTTTGTTGCTAACTGCCTGCCTGCAAGAACTTCTGATTTAATTTGCTCTTCAGGGCTTAGAACCCTCATTGCGTATGGGTCTATTGGCCCAGTATCTCCAGCCCATAAGTCTGATGCGACAGCGCCTTGCGTTAAGTCTCTAGTAGCTCGAGATATAGGCGCTTGGCGGCTTAGCTTTGCTTTCTGCTGGTAGTTTGAATATCCGCTTTCAAACTCCGTTTCAGACGGCATGTACCTGTCACGCCGTTGGTTTTTTCTGATTTCTCCAGCACCTTCTTTTTTAAGATCTCTGCCAGACCACCATTGGAACGGCGCATATTCGTCTCCTGGCTCAAAGGCAATCTCTGCCCCTGTCCTTCCTGCCTCTTTGTCTTTAGCCAAAAGGGCTGCGCCGGGCTCCAACCCCGTGGAGCTAAGGTCTGAGCTTTCAATTTTGTTGTGCCACGACTGGATTATTAGCCCAGGCACTTTATCGCCGTACTCCTCCTTTATCTTTCGAGCCCTAAACTTAGCCCGCCCTATTGCCGTGTCTTCAGACTCGGCGCCAGGAAGAAGGTCGATGTCATCAAATCTGTTTTGAATGTACGCAGGCACCGAAACGTCAGGCTGGCCCAAGAAAAACAAGTCCTCTTCGCTAGGATCAATGACTGGCTTTCCGTCTTCGTCAACACTACTAAAAACCAACCTTGGCTGAGCCGGAGCGCCTGTTTCGTCAGCACTCTCAATAAGCTTTGCCTTTGTCTTTAAAGGCTTTCCGTCAAGGCCTACAAGGTTAACGGGAACGTCTCTTTCAACAGACGTCTTTCTCCCCGACGATGGTATTGCAAGCGCAGACACCACACCTTGCCGCCTAAGCTTTTCCCGCACTAATGGATCAGCCGCAGAATACGGGTCAACTCCTGACCTTTCCCACACCCAAGAAGGAACAGCCTCAGTCGGAGCAACAAGCTGACGCTGATAATCTTCAGCCTGCCTCTCTATTGCAAGCTGCTGAATCGGCAAACTTCTTAGACGCTCCTCTACTGGAGCCTTTCTGCTAAAATCTTCCCTAGTCTCAATCGGGTCGCTAGGGTCTGAGTAAGGCCTATCTCTTTTGTAATCATGATAAGAATACCGGCCCTTTTGGCGCTGCTGGCGTTGCAGGCTTTGAGAAGCCGCCGGGCTCAGCCCCCCTGCTTTTACAGCGGCATCTTGAAGCTGCCTGTATCTAGCGTCAGCTTGCTGTATTGGGACCTCTTCCCCCGTGTACCTTAAAGTCATGCCTTCAGGGCCTGTAGGCACGGTCATCCCTTCGCTCTCTCGATACCTTGCAGTGGTCTGCAACACTTCAGACAAGGGTTTGTGCTTGTTCGCAAGCACCTCATCCCAGGTCATCCCTAGCTGAGACTCTATCCCTTTTATAAACCGACCGTCGCGATCATCAGAAGTCTCCCCCTCTCGCAAAGGCTCAGACCTTATTCTGTCTCGCTGCTTTATTGCGTAATCTTTTAGAGTCTGCTCTGCCACCTTGCAGCTCCTTTATTGGTCTAGCGCATCGGCTCTACTGGTCCCGGTTTCTCCAGTCGCTGGGGTCTTGGCCTCTCCGGGTTTTTGAGTTTTAGGCCTTGGGAGATTTTTGAGCTCTTCAGTGTGCTTGGCTCTTAAATCTTCAAGCCTTGCCACAGCGTTACCGAGTTTTCTTTTTGCTTTTGCCGCTTTGGCTTTCAATGCGTCGCTGTATTCGTTTTTATCCACTGCTAAAAGTGCATCCCTAAGACTCTTTGCAGCCCTAGAGACCTCTTCCTTTAGGCTCTCTTCATTTCCTGTCTGTGTCGCGGTGAGGCGTTTAAGATCGTCTGCACTGCGCTTAAAGCTCAAAGCGTTGTTAGCATTTGTTATTGCTAGCTCAAGGCGGCTTCTTGAAAGCTCTACCCCCTGGCCTGCCTTGGCGCTAGAGCGCCAGTCTCTCTCTGCTCTGCTGTTTCTAAACTTTAAGGCGTTTATATTAGCAAGGCCAAATTCGCTGGACTCTGCTGAGTCTGGATCTGGAACTGCTTCTCCGCTTACAGTTGTGTAGCCCTCGTCATGAGCTTCTTGCCACGGAACTCGCTTCTTTATTGGCTTGCCGGATTTGTCCCTGCCTACCACGACTACAATGTCTGGGTGGCCTCCCGATCCCTTTCCTCGCCTGCCTGTTCCACCTGTTCCAGAAGCTTTTTTGGGCTCCTTTATTGGAGTCATTCTGATCTGCTTAAACAGCTCTTTGTCTACCTTCACAAACGACTCAGCTATTTGTTTAATCTGAGCAATGCGATCCTTGGTGCTGATGCCTTTTGTGCCACCTACAATCTTCATCAGAACGCCAAGAGTCTTCTCCTCTCCACGCTCACGAGCACCGCTAAGACCTCTAATGCCAGTCGTTAGCTTTGCGACCTCACCGCCCCTTCGCACAAGAGCCTTAATCTGCTCCTCGTTTAGTCCAGGGTTCTTCATCGCAAACGCAGCAATGTCGCTAAGGCTTCTAAACTCCCTCATTTGAGGCAGTTCAACGGGACGCCTGTTTTGTGCGCTTAACTGATCATGCAACTCTTCCGCTGCCTTGTAAGCAGTCTTCCAAGGGATCCCGCCGTGAGGGCTCCCGGTGGCTATCAAGTTTGCCCAAGCCCTCCCGATCAACTCATTGTTAAAGCTCATGAGCAAAAGGTTGTGATCTTCAATCTTGCCCGACTCCCTAAACTTCTTAGTTAAAGAGTCTCTCATCCTCTTGCCCACACCGTTAATAGCTCTTTTAGCAGCAGTAACTCTAGCCGCCCCGGTTGCTTCAGCAGGCATTACTGGGCTTAGTACGTTAACGACCCCGGCGACAACAGGGTCTACCTGCTCTTCTGCTAAGGCTTGAGGAGCTTGAGGCCCTCTAAGCTGCAACTGGCCTTCCATTAACGAAGACTGACTACCAAGCCCTGGCGTTAACACTGGCGGCCTTGGCTGCAACACTCCAGTCTCCTTGTCCCTAATCATAGGTTCTGGAAGAGCTAAGTCGTTTACTGAAACCTCTGACGGCCTTGAGCCATAAGGCCTGCCCTCAAATTCTCTCATAAGGCTCATTTGAGGCGCCGTGCCTCCTTGAAGTCCAACTCCTCCTTGCCTTAGCATTGGGCTTGTCTCTGCATCTCCAAGCGAAGGCTCTTCAAGCTGCGGCGCTTGCCGCTGCCGCTGGGCCTCCTCTCTTTTCTGCATAGCCTTTTGAGCTATTTCTTCAGGGTCCATATCGCGTGATGCGTTGTAGATTTCATTGGTGATGTAAGACACCAATGGGTTGTCTACAACCTTGCCGACCAGATCTACAGCTCGAGTAGCATCCGTTAACCAGTTGCTTTGCTGCTTTTGTGGACGACGGTACGCTTGGACGTATTGAGGCTTAGCCGCCTTGAACGCGCCACCTGATGGGAAAATTACCCTGGCCATCTACTACCCTCCGGCTTCTTCTTCATTGTCTTAATCCGAGTAGCTAAAAGCGTTCCTTCCACGCTCCTGGGCTTCTTCTAGGCGTCTCTCGCGATCAGCCATGTCTGCCGCGCTAATCCCTGGCGCATTTTCTGGAACTGGCACGCCAAGACGCTCTAGCTCTGCGGTGACCATTGGGTCGTGGCCTTGGTCGTAAGCCTCTTGAATCCATCGCTTACGCATTGGGTGGCCTTCGGGGTAGTTCATGGCCTCGCTTACAAACGCAACGGCAATCTGCTTTCCGTCACCGCCTAGGTTGGCCATCATGGTGTTTCGCATGTCTGCGGTCGCAGCCCACTGGGAATTAATAAAGTCTAGTTCTGTGCCCATTTGTGACAGCATCATGGCGTAATTTGCGTGAGCCCCAGCCTCTTGCGCCCTAGCGTCAGCAGCCGCCATGTTGGCCTCAGCCATGCGGTCGCCCATAGCCGCCTCAAACGCAGCCCTTTGTGCCCCACCAGCGGCGCCTATGCCTGCCATAGCCGCGATAGACCCGCCGCCCACAGGGCCTGCTCCCGCCGAGCCAATGCCTTGACGCCAAGACTCTCCCGCTCCGCGAGTCACAAGCCCTCTTCCAAGATCTGCCGTCCGACCTAAGCCCTGGACCCTTTGCTCGGCAGCTCGCGTAATGTCTCCGTACCCGCTGACAATCCCTTGGCCGGCTTTTCGCCCGTAATCCCGAACCGCTAATTGCTGTTCAAAGTCACCAAGCGCGTCGTACTCGTCCTGGTCAAACCCCAAATTGTACTTGTTCAAAGAGTTGCTGTCGCCCGCCATTGCTACCTCCCAGCCGTTTCAGACAAATGCTTTTTGCCAATCAAATAAACCCAGCACCCGCCGTATCCAACGTAGATTTCACCCGCTCTAGCCGCGTCATCAAGAACTGTGTTTGCATGGGATACGTGGCACCTAACTTCTAGATGAGTCTCTCTTCCGTAAATGGCGGAATCGCTTCCGTCGAACATAGGCGTTCGCATACTAGCTATAGTTGCCGTTTCAGAGCCTGGCGAAATGCTAGTCATCGTAAAAGCAGAGGACGTCTCCTGAGTGCCTCGAGAGGCCCACACTGGATAGCCTTGCGAAAAATACCCAGTGCCGCTGCTTCCGACTAGCGGTATGCTGTGAAGCTCCCAATCCCAAGTCGCCTTGCCAAACGTGCCCTCCCAAACAGCTCTTTGCGCGCTGTCTAAATTTGCTTTTACGCGGTCTATTAGCGTGTTGTTCCATATGCCTGAGCCTGGAGACGTGCTTAGGTTTTGGGGGGACTCCAAATCTAAAGACGCTATGTTTTGATAACCATACCCGTCAGACCTTAGGCCGTAGAATAAGTTGACTCCGACTTGCGCTTTGAATTGCGCTGAAGCCACTTTGTTTGCTTCAACGGACGTTCCGTATTGGTCTGCTGGCAAAAACGCTGACCAGTTCCACGCCAGTATTGCGTGATGGATTACAAACGGAAACGACAAAATGTCCCAATTTCTGTCTGCTATTATTTGGGTCCCTGCGGCTCCTGCTGCGTCAACCCACGGCTCTGACACGGGGATTGTGGAACCGCCTATGCCGCCGAACCTTCTCCCCGCAAACAAAGGTATTGCGCGCACCTCATAAGAAGCGTCGTGAAGTATTTCCCTTATTGGAGGTGGCTCTGCGGCTTGAGTGTAACCGCCTGACAGGCCTTGCCTTATTCGCTGGTCAACAGCCAGCATCGCCGTGTTAACCCCGTCTCCAGAATTAGCCTGCACCTGAGTCCCCACCGCAGGCTCTGTCAAGGCCACAGGAGACAAGAGCCCAGGCTTGGTGGGCATGTTTTGCACCGCATACGTGCCGGCGTTCCAGACATCGCGTTGCGTTAATGGCATGCTCATTAGCATCGATATTTCTACGCCAACCAGGGCCACGTTTCCGGCAAAGCCCTCAACGAAGGAATCGTTATTAAGCCCTTGGCAAAATAATTGAAACGCATACGTCTTATAGGGGGATATCTGTACCGACATCCCGCCCTGAACAATAGGGTTAGCCCGTGCAGTTCCAGCAAACACTTCCGGCGGCAGAAAAAGGTTCCATACTTCACGCTCTATTTCATGGTCTTCATCTTGAACTGTTTGAGGATAATTCTCTGACCAAAACGTCTGAGTCTTTTCCCCTAGTGCTAGCCTTATTTCGTAAGACGTAATCTTGTCGTAATCTAAAAACCCGGCTGAAAATTGGGAACCTGCTAGCGCGTTAGACTGCCCTGAGTCATTCCAGAACTGGTCTAATATTGCCGCCGGTTCGCCGCGCTGGTCAAAGCCAAACGACACCTCCTCTAGGCGGTACATTAAATCGCCTGAAGGAATGCTGTAATAATTAGACGCATCCCCTCGGGAGAAGCTGAACTCTGGCTGCAACGGGGGCAGAGTAAAAGGTATTGAGTAAGGCCTAAGGGGCGATGAGTCGGCGCTGTTAAACCGAATAAAGTCTGAGGCTATATAGGGGATAGACAGGTTCACCCTGAAGACACCCCTGGGTCGGCTCATTTGGTCTTTGACAATGTTGCCTGCGCCTATCTCTGCTGAAATTCCCTGTAGGCCTTTTTTTGGGCTAGCAGAAGAGTCTCCCCAGACATGCTTAGGGGTAAGCTTGCTTCCTCGCGCCAACTTGTCTCGGTCAACCTTGCTCATCCTCTTACCTCTTCAAGGATTGTCATCGAGCGCCAAAACTGCTGGCTGTATATCGAGCCAGGCCACGGCTGGTCTCTAGAGCCTTGATAGGCCTCCTTAAACCAGTTGAATGTTGTTCCCAGCCCAACCGTGTCAGCTCGAGCCGCTGCTGCTGAATACCCATACTCCGACGAAGACCATTGCGGGACAACTACGGACAGCCTAACCCTGGCGCCTGCGGGCACTGGTATGACGCACTCAACAGGCTCCCACACTCCAAAGTAAGGCTGGAAATTGCTACCAACGGCGTCTCCGGGGAAACTTGCAGGTGCGCCCTTAGGCCATAACGCAGCGGAAGTTTTCTCACGCTTAATTGCGGTCACACTGCTTTTCTGCACCTCAAACCGATGCCTTGCTATTTCAACAGCATTCAAAGCTCGATCGTCAGAATCGCCCAGCGGCGAATCTACATGCAGAACCATTGACACATCTTTAACAGACTTTGTGGCCTCAGCCCCTGGCGGGTACGACACGCCTGCTGGCCACTCATACTTCTGGTTGTATCCGGCGCTTTTTACTGGAGACTCTCCTTCAGACACCATCATCAAGTCGAGGCGCCAGATAATCACAGGCCTTGCAAATTGCCACGAGCCTTCCCATATCCAATGCGTGCCCGCAGTTGGAGACCCCGCTGTAACGGGCTGGTTCTCGTCATTGAGTATTCCAGGCACAGCGTACCCCTTAACTCGCTGCCTGTTTTGGAAAGTAGCAGACGCAGAGTTCGCTGCGGCGAACGCCGTTGAGTTAAGCGATGGCAGGAACGGGAAGGGGTGCTGCTGCTTAAGCGCCGCCCCGCTGCCATCCGTGTAGTCGCTAAATATTTGAGGGCAGTACCCGGCAGTAAAGTGGGACTCCACAAGCCTTCTCTTTAGGTCTCCTATTGGTATGTGATTAAAATGGCTTGATATTTGGCCCATTGCCAGATCTAGGCGGTTGCCATCAATCGTGCATTTAGAGTCAAATTGCTCGTCAGTAATTCTGCGTGGGCCACCGCTATATGCCATTAGAACGACCCCAGTACTGTGCCGCCAAACGCTGACCCGTAGGTGCGCTGGCATCCAATTACATAGCCATCAGTGGCAACGCCACTTGCAAGCCTAATGATGTCTGCGCCTGTCTTTCGTGAGCCTGTAAACAAGCAGCCTATAAATATTACGTTAGCGCCAGTATTGACCGACACCGTCTGGTCAGGCTCAGTCGCCATTCTTTTAAACGTGCAGTTAATGAACCTTGTGACGCCTTCATGCACGACAACCAGATCATTCTCGTTTTCTGAACTGCCAACAAAGTCTGCTCCAATTATCTCTGATGACTCATGTATGTTGACTTGCTTTGTGAACCTGACGCCTGGCGCAATGCACCTAATACGAGTAAACGGCTTCTCAAGCTTAAAGCCGCCATAATCAGCAGGCGACAGCGCAAAAGCGTTAAACCTGTTCTTTGTTTCTTTGACAGGGTCTCCAGCGTTTAGCACTCCAAGCGAGGACATTAAATCTTGCCATGTGTCTAGCGTGTCTGCGTTGTACTGCTCTTCTTTTCCGAGATCGGCCCCTCGCAATATTCTGTTTAACGTAGGCCTTGTGTCTGGGCGCTGGTTCATTATGACGTCCTCTTTCTACGCATAGGGCCAGAACGACCATGCTCTCGGATAAGAAGCCTTAAGGAATCAAAAACTAGCCTCACACCTCTTTGCTGAGCGTGGCCAAAGATCATTGACGAAAGCGACGAGCCCTTTAGAAACTCGCTAGTGCGCTTTTCAAACACTTCCTCGTCGCCTATCAGCACGTTGCCAGTCAACTTGGTTGCCGGGTCAGCCCACACTATTTCAGCCCCGCCATCAAAAATAGCGTACAGCATTTGCTGAGACCCCCCAGACAAATGGGCAACCCGTGTTTGAATTGTCGCCTGATTGATCATTCTCTCTATTGCCTCAAACACAAACTTATCTGTCGCGTCTTCAGCTTTCCCAGAATAGTCAATTATCTGAGACGAGTACTCCTTAAGGTCAGCTGAGCTCAAGGTGTTTAAAAGGCCTGGACCCCACGTTGGATAAAGGTTGTGGGCGGCATCGCCCCCGTGGCTTAGCGTGCGTATTGCCAGCCCCCTTAAAAGCCCCCTGTCTCCACTGCTAAGTCCTATCGACGGAGTCTTGTAGCACCAATCAACAGCCTGCGCCTTCCCTTGCGGAACAGCGGCTGGCAACGAGGGCACCGTCAAGGGCGACGTATTCCATTCTCGCCACAGCATCCCTGTCGTCAGTACTGACGTAGAGTCATTGTATAAAGTTCCGACAGTTGCAACTCCAGTAGCTGAAGACCAAGCAATCCCTGATGTGGCGTCAGCAGTCTTCCGATGCATTGGTATCCACATCATTAAATTCGGGCGCATGGCCGCTACGTTTAGCCTCAACACGGCGCCGCCACCGCCCGTATCCCACGGCGTCCATGACCCAACCGTCCCAGAAGCAGGAGCTTTTGTTGCGTCAAAAGATATTTCAATCTTGCTACCATCTCGGTCGGCAGGGACCCCTGTCGTACAAACCGTGCGCGGCGAGGCGGCGGCCCCCATGCCTGGGTGGTACCCGCATTCCGACGCCAGCCTTTCCGAGGGCATCAAGACTCTAAGTCGGGCACTCGTAGAGTCTCGAAAAACCGGACGCCAGTTAGCGTTGTCAAAATTAAATTTAACCGTGTATTTAACGACTCCGTCTGTAAAAGCTGCCGGAGGAATCATGTACATCGGCACTAAGAACGTGTTTGCTGCGGTAAACGCAGCCCCTCCTCCCGCGTCTAAAAACGTCGTCCCCTCTGGCACTGGCGCAGGCTTTCCAAGGACTATGATCCCATAGCCACCTGGCTTTGCTGGCGCTGGTATTGAGCCGGCCATTTCGTAACACCCAGCCACCACTCTGGCATCTTCATGGCCGTCATGACCTGCCAAGAACGGAGCCCCTGTTGTCCTGTCTAAAGCGCCGCCCTTGCCGTACTCTAGCACGTAAAAAGACTTGGACGTTACGTTGAATGGCGTTCCATTAGTGTCAGAAAACGCTTCCTCATCAGGGCCTCCGACCATAAATAGGTCGTCGCCATCAGCCAGCATCCACGGGTTAGATATGTTGCGGGTAACCCCGACTGCGTCTACGCCTCCCGACTGATGGACTTGGCTCTCGGTCGACCACATTGACCACCTGCCGCTGCCTCCCACCAGCACTGCGTTGTGCTCAGGGATAGAAAGCATCATCACTCGATAGCGCGGACTAAATGTTAGCGATGCCCTTTTAGAGTCGAAAGACCACTGGCAAGACGGCTGCTCGCTAGCCAAGCTTGTGTACCCGCTGTCAGCGTAATAGCTCGTCATCGGGTTTAAAAGGGCAGACCGGAACAAAGGCTCGACGTTTGATGTCAGCGTATTTACCGTCAACCCTTCTGCTGTGTGTATGCCGTTGGAGTCAGCCCAAAATACGTTGTTGTTAACCTCTAGGCAAAGAGATGACGAAGAGCACCCGATGTCCTCAGACACCTTCTCAAGTCGCCCCATGGACTTTATGGCGCCACTGCTCGGCTGATAACGCCACGTTTCATGCGCTGAAAACAGCCACAACGCGCCGAGCTGGTGAGCGACTGCTGTAAGGTCTGTTTCGCAAGGCACCTCAAAGACGTTACTTGCAACTATGTTCCCTGGAAACCCAGGGTCAGTGATGTACACAGAGCGCCCAGACACATACACAACACTGTTGCCCATGGTTGTTGCGTCAGAAGCGGGAGGAAAGTCATCCCCTCTTATGTACGGGAACTCGTTGCCAAACGGCCCTTGGCCCACAGTAATTGCTGACACAAGAGAGGACTCTGAATAATGAGTCATCTTTGCCTCGTGAGGCAATATTGTATCTAGCTGCACGGGCTTTTTGAGTTTAGGAAGGACAGAGGGGACGTAGACAAAGTTGCCTATCTTGGCAGCGCCAAACAGCACCATCCCTCTAAACTCCTGAAACCACCAGTTGGAGTCGGAGTATTGTCGCCATGCTCGGTAGTCTCTGCCGCCTTGGCTGCCAGACGTTTCCTTGTGCCCATGCCAGTTTGCTAGCGGCCTCCAGTTCAAATCTGCCTGGCCAACCTTAATCTCTTGGACAACCGCGCTCTCTCCGGTTGACCTGAAAAGCACTTCTTCGTGATGAGTGTTGGTTGTTAGGTCGTAGATAATGACGGAGATGCACCGTATGAAACTCGACTGAATTTCTGTGTGTGCATCGTAGCCAAGGTTCTCAAACACAGAGACAATTTGCTTATGCCCAAAAGTCGTGTTGATTAATGTCGAGCCAAGGTGCTGCTGCAAGCCCCATGTGTCTGACACGCTTGCTGGCGCTTGTTTGGATAACTGGCTGTCGTACTGAGTTACTTGGCCAAAGCCCTTGCGTAGTTCCCACCTGTCTTGCGTGTACATCAAGTTCAATGCAAACGCGCCTTGATGCGGCTTCTTAGACTCAATGCCTGAGTCCATTGCCTCCAGTTCTTGGGTGGGTAGGGCCATTAGTTATATCCAAACGAAGCACCAACCATTTCCATCATATTGTCATCCCCCTGGAAATTACGCAGATAGTCTTCGTATCTCTGCATAATTCTCGCCTTTCTCAGCTCGAGTGGCTGGTTTAGCGCCGCATCCCTGATGGCGTAATGCTCATAAGCAAAACAAGGGATGAGGGAGTGTCCTACGTCATAAGAGTCAACAGGGTCAGTGCTGTTGGTCCATGTGATTGCGTTTTTATATGAGTAAAAAAGGCGCAACGTCTTGCTGCTTTGGTGGTCCAGCATTAGCCGAGTGCCCTGAAGTGACCACTTGTACTCTTGGCCCGATCGCATTGAGCGCAAAGCTCGAGTCCCTCGGTATGGCGAGCCTATCAGCCGGGTGCCATCTATCTCTGTCAGCAGAAAAGCTTGAGACATTCTTAGCCCGTCAAGCGTCCCTGCCTTCATTACGCGGTGCGGAGCCACTGACAGGTCCACAACGTCCGACCCGCCAAACGCCACGTCAATGTGCGTCATAAAAGCGTGAGGGAGTATCCGAGTTGTTTCGAGCCAAAAGTCGTTGTAGCCCATATCCAGATAAGCCGATATGCGCGCATCGCTCAGAACGCCAGCATCCGACTCATCCATGTACTCCATGAACAATTCTCTGACTTGAGCAGGTGTCACGACATCGACCTCCCTTTCCCTATCTGCATAGACTCAGCTTTCATTTGGCCTCTAGACGCGACCTCTCGGCCTGCACTCGGACTCCCTCGATCTAACTGCTCCCCGCTTAGCGTTTGCGACGGCACGCCTACGCTCCCAGGCCCTCCGCTGTCTACCGGCGGCATGGCAGGGTTCATGTTCCTCATGCTGCTAACCCTGGGCGAAACCCTGCGATTGCCCTTGAGTGCAGCATACTGCTCCTCTGCCATCCCAAACCCGATGACCTCGTAATAGACCTCGAGCAGCGCATCCTGTCTGTCGGGCGGAAGCTGGTAAAAGTCATAGGTCCGCATTGTCTGCTCAAGCACTTCTTGGAACACTTGCAGATTGTCGGTCGGGAATATCTCAGCCTGAGCCCCTTTCTTAACTGCGTCCACTACGAATTGAGCGTGGCTGTAGTCTTTGACTCTCTTAATCCAGTGGACGTTCTGGCCGGTGGCCATCTCAAGCTGAGCCTCTTCAGGAGTAAGTATCCCCATTTGGACTTTTGCAAAGACTTCCTCAGCCATTGCGTCCTGCTCTTTCATAAACAGGGAACGCCCTTTAATTACTACATCTGGCTCGTCGTTAATATTTGCAGAGGTAACCATGAGATGCGTCCATGCACCGTCAGGCCCAAGCATAGCGTGGTATCGGTCCTCGTTATAAAAAACCTTCTGGAGCTTTAGGACTTGGCACATGTGGTAAGCGACACTCTTTTCAATAGATGCCATCGTCACCTGGAGCTGCTGCGTGTCCCTTGCGGCTAAAGCGTTAATGGCTCGCCCAGACTCGATGCCGGGCTGCCTTCTCCCCGTTGATACTCCGTGGAACCCGGCAACGTCGTGCATTTTTGATTGCAACCGAATCGGGGCTTCTCGCACCCAGTCCGGCAGCTGAGGAGGCGACATGTACTGAGGAGCGCCGCCTGCTATGTGGTAGCCAATCTTCTCCCCTAGCTGGTTGTTGAACGAGTCAGACCTCACTCCAGAGCTGTACGGGATAAGCACCTTAGGCTTCCCCATCATAGACAGCGCATTGATAATAAGAGACTCAAACTCGTTATGCAGGTACTGGAGCTCGAGCAGAGGCTCTAGATAAGACAGCCCCCAGAGCCTTTCCTCAACATCAGTATATTTAGTAATTTGAACTGGGAAATGCCGAGTCGGCGCAGGCCACTCATCTTTAAAAATGAACTCATTGCCTACGGATACTCCGTGCTTTCCATCGCGATAGAACCACTCAAACACTTCTATCCGGTTGGTCGGCCTGTCGGCTGACGTCTGACCTAAATAGGTGCTGTCCATGTTGTAGGCGTTAGGCGCGTCAGCAATCGCCTGCATTAGCTTGGCCTTGCCCTTGCCCCCTCTGTCCTTGTACGCCTCTTTGAGGGAGTCTCTCGACACTACGCTGCGAAGTGCTATCCACTCGCAATGCTCCATCCTCTCGAGCCCAGGCTCAGGGAAGATGTCGTAAGCGTTTTTTGTTCGTGAGTATATCTCGTCTTTTTCTTCGTCGTAGCCCGCGACCAGCGCAGCAGTGCCAAACGATATGACTTGCTGGATGTGACGGTTGATAACCTGCCTTAGCCCAGCAACTTCCCAGTGGTATCGCAGCGACACTTCAGCGCCAGTGGCCTTTGCCAAGTCTTCAATAGATGGGCTTACTGGTCGCACCCTTATTGTAGGGTACGTTGTCTGCAACGTAGACAGCGCCGTTCGGTATAAATCTAGAAGCAGGTTTACTGTGATGCGCCTGTTGCCTCCGCTGGCAGCTCGCAACTGGTCGTCAACCCCTCGCCACGCGCTTGAGCTTACATCGAAGTTAAGCCACTGGTAGCCCGACAAGAACAGGCTGCTTAGGTCCCATTTGCGGCGCTCTTGAGACTTATCATCTCGCGCTCGATTTATAAGGCGTGTTGGGTCAGACGGGAAGCCGTCTTTTTTGTTGCCCTTGCCATACGATGTAGCCCCACCATAACTCATTAGAATATGCCCATTAGCATAGCGGCAATGTCGCCAGCTCCACGCGCAATCGAGCCTACACTGTCGCGCTTTCCTTTTTTCTTTTCATCCCCAAAAAGATCGTCTCCAAGCCCGATGACGCTTCCAAGGACGGGGATCGCTTCGTACCACTCAGCCTCGTCTTCGTCTTCGTCTTCTCGCTTATACACCGCGCTCTGCTGCGGGGCCTGCGGCTTTGTCATTTGCGGCATTGGGATAAAAGGTCCTTGGGCTCCGTACATTATCGCCGCCTAAGTCTGTGTGAGTATAGGTTCTCTGGCTGGCCTGGCCTTGGTCCCCTAAGCATTTCTATTTCGGCAGGCTCAGGATACGGCTCAAGGTACTCAAACATTGGCTCGACGTGCTTTTCTTTAGGCAACTCTGGGTACAAAGGAAGCTTTTCCCGTCGCGCATACATAGGCATCTCAGCCGCCATCTTTAAATGGCGCGTATCAAGGGGAGGTGTTGCCTGTCTCTGCGTCATCGCCTCCACAACCCTTGTCTCGTCTTCTTCCTCTTCCATGCCCAAAGACAAAAAAAACTGTTCCCAAAAGTCTGAATCGCTACTCGCCATTAGTACCTCCTTCCATGAATGCCATGGTCGATAAAGGCAGACGGCGGCAATCCATCAAGCCTGCCGTCTTCAATCTTCTGGGAATTGGCTGCACGCCCTTGCTGCAACTTTTGCCATAACAGCAATGTGGCTAGCACCGCTGGAGGAGTATAGGCAATACAGAGTACGCACAGGATGGATTCCAACACTTAGGGGTCTCCCTTAGACTGTTAAGGACAAGCCGCACAGAACGCCGTTAGCGTTCGGGTGCTTGCAAATAAGCTGCATGTACCAAGCATAGTAGGCGCTGTAGACGTCACTTCCAGACACTCGCGACAGCACTGCTCCGTCATCGTCTGCCCACTTGCCAGGGCCAAGCTCGAGCACGCTCCAGCTTCCAAGGTTCAGGAAGATGATCATCCCCTTGGGAACATGCTGACCAGACTTGATGGGAATGCCGCCGTACTTCAGCGTATCCACGTCAACGCCGACGTCATTACCAGACGCCATCTTGCGAGTGAAGTTGGTCGATGCAATGTTGCCGATGAGCAGGTGAACGTAAGTAGCCTCCTGCATGTAGTTCATCAGCAAACAATCGGGGGCAAGACGTGACCCGACTTTTTGTCGAATCTCTGACAGCACTTCCTGCATCCGAGATGCGTTCAACGCTACGCGAGTCGCAGTTCCCGCTGTGCTCGCAGTCATGATGTTGCTTTTTAGCACCGGGTACGTGTCGGGCGTGGCCAAGTCATTACGCGGAACACCGCCAGTCCCAGGGATCGAAGTTTGGCCGCCAAGCTCCGGCAGAGAAAGGTTGCCGAAAATTCCAGTCACCTCAGGGTGCTTCGTCCCGGTAAAATAGCCAGAGGTTGTGTTACCGGTAAACCCAAACACAGCCGGTGATTGCCCTTGATACGGAGCAGTCGGGACCGCGTCATGGCCTTGGACTTCGTGAATAACAACCGCGCAGGCTACGCCAATTGCAGAAGTCACACCGCCGCTAGTCTCAGTAGTAAACGTGTCACCGGCAGCATCGCTTGCAAACCGCAACTTAAGCGTAGACGCCGCTGCGTCGTACCCTGAAATGAAAATGCCCGCCAGTCCCGCAGCCGGAGCACCCGTCACGTCCACCTCTTCATAGGTGTCCATCCGAATCAGCTTGATACGAATCCAGCTCGCACCAGCGGCATCCGTCGGCTGAAGGGCAAGCGCCTGAAGTCGAGTAAACTCGCCGCTAAATTCCCAGTCTTTTGCCGCGCCACAGTCAGCCGGCAAATTTGCGCTTACGCCTGCTGCACCGACGGTTCCGTTAGACGCCTTGTACTCGTTAATGTAACCGATGCACGTACCACCAGAGATGGTCATGCGGTCGGTAAAGTTCAGCACATCGTTGCGACAGCCATCAAGCTCGAGGTCTGCCCACGAGATAACGGCGCCAACACCCTTGGACTCAGCGGCAGCCATCGCTGCACGGTCTACCTGAATCCGACCGTAGATGCGCTTGTGTCGCACCTGCATCTTAACGGTCTCTTGGGAGTTGGCTGTCGGCAGCGAGCCATCATCGCTAACGCCCACGCCAATGTTACGGCCAGTCCGCAAGAACAGAACGCACATGTTGCCGTTCCACTCCACCACCTCTTTTTGGAACAAGTCCAACACGAGGTAGTCGCGGTTGAGCTGGTCTTCCAGCTCGCTCAAATAATAACGCTTAAGAATCCCTTCGAAAGTATCGATCGTAGTAGTCGCCATGACTCATAGCTCTCCTCCGACCTTAGACTTCGTAGCGCGATGCGTCCTCTTTGCGGCGACGTTGGTCACGATTGCGGAGCCAGCTGCTAATTGCTTTGATGCCCTTTCCTTTTGGAGCATCTGCACTATCACTGGCCTCTGGTCTATTGACCCCTGACCCACCTGCTGGGCGCAATCTTGGGGCAGCCTTTGGCCGTCCTGATTGTCGCTTGCTGTGGCGTTCAAGTATCCGCTTTTCCTGCGCCTCGTACCACTCGATAGACTTCTTCGCTACGTCGTATAGGTCGGCATGTGGATTAATCGTGATAGCTTGACGAAACACCGCCTCGGGATCCTCAAAGTATTCTTCAAGGTTTGGATGGGCATCCAGCACCTCATCTACCTCTGCGTAGAACGTATTCTCCGCTGAACTAGAGGCGTTTGATTTCACATTACGCTCAAGCGACTCAATCTTTTGAAGCAGCTTTTGCATCTGTGGGTTTTGCTCTTGCTGCTGAGAATCTTCCCCCAGCAGGTTTTCGAGCCAATCGTCGCTGGTGCTTTCCCGATTCTGAGAAGACGAGGACTCCAGGCGCTGCTCTAAAGAAGCAATCTTCTGCTCTAAAGCAGAAATGCTTTGCTCTCGCTGAGACAGCTGGCTTTGCGCCTCTTGACGTTTGCGCCGTTCACCATGAAGTGCTGATGCAGGAAAGCGGCCTCGACGACGGCGCCTTCGCTGCGTAGACTTCCCGGCCTTATTCTCTGAGGTGCTATCTTCGCCCTCAGCGTTCTGGCCGGTCCCTTCATCTTCTCCTGATGCCGCAGGGGATGACGTCTCGCCCCCTGCGTAACCATCCGTACCGCTTCCTTTGGCATGTCCCGTTTCAGGCGTGCCCGAACTTTCGGCGGGAGGAGATCCCCCGTCGAGCCCAAGGTCTGCCATCATAGCCGATTTTTGCTCAGCGTTCAGAACACTCATTGCCTTTACCTCGTGCGGTTATTAACCGAGCCGGCCTGTCTGGCCGAGCGCCTCGCTAGGGGAGGCGACAGAGGATGGATTCCCCTGCTTATCAAGAAAGCGATCTTTCTGATCGGGTAGATACATACCCGTTTGAGCCTCCCAGCGCAATCTTTCTTCAGGACCCGCAGGGGCCGTGGCCCACATTCGCTCCTGCTCTACCTGGAAAGTCTGGTCCATCCCCATCATCGCCAAAGCTGTCGCGATAATCATATCGTCCAAGCACCCAGGCGCAGCTTCACCACGCTGATTGTCACCGAACACAAACGTATTTACCTGTGATTTCGTAACCTTACAGCGCGGCTCGTACATCCCCTTGTTAAGGTACGCGGCAATTCTTTGCAGCATAAGCCACCTGCTGTCCTCTCTGGTAGCAAACCCTAACTGCTCTTTGTAGCGCGACTCCGCTCTGCGAGAATCGTATTTCACGCGGCGATAAATATAAGGGTAACCCTCGTCTACAAGGTAGTTGAGGATAACAATTCCGTTGGCGTTGATCTCAGGAACAACCATCGCCCCGTACTTAGTTGCTACCTCAAGAACCATCTTAGCAAAATCGGATGGCCTAATCTTGCCGTTGTATTTGTAGACATCACGCGGGTGCTCTTTGTCGCTGACGTCCAACACCTTAATAGCACTGTCAGAGCCAAACGGAGAGCCCGATGCAGTGTCGCATCCAAGCACATATATCTTGTACCTCTTCGGCTCCTCAAAGACTTCAGCCCCATTATCAGCCTTCACAAACTCGTAATAAGGCTCGAAGAAGCGGTCAGAGGTGGCGATAAACGCCATGTTAGCGTTACAAGGGCGCTCCTGGCAGAAGGACTTCCACGAACCTCCACACTTAGTGTCTAACGTGTATTGGCCCCAATAGACCTGCTTCTTCTTCAGTCTTTGCTGTATAGCCAGGTCGTGCAGCTTAGGGTGGATTTCCTTGGGCTTTTGAGAGCGAACGGCAGTCGGGTCGTGCTGCCACCCAATAAACAGCTTCTCAAAACCGTTATTCTCTACCCACAAATCGTAAACCCTGTTGCGGCCACGAGCCGTCGTCTCCAACACAATGTCAGGGTTGTCAGACGCAGTGTTCAAGACAGCGTTCATGACGTCGTCAAAGTTCCCGTACTTAGCAGCCTCGGTCATGTGGATGTAGTTGAACGTAGCTGAACGAGCGCCCTCGGCGCCTCGTCCTGCTGTAATCGCTAAGATGTAGCCATCATGGTTAAACTCCATCTCATTGCGGTTATCCGTCTTGAGCTGGAACCACTTAACGCTTTTCATCCAAGTCGGTAAGTACTTGTAATAACGACTATAAATACGAAACACGTACCTCGTGGACGTTGCATCTAGCGAAGTGACGATTGCCTCGTGACCAAAGTTAAACATCACCTTCCAGAAATAGAAGGCGCTAATAACGGTAGTGAGCCCTAGCTTTCTGCTTTTAACGATAAGCGTGTTGCGGTTTTTGGCTCGAGACTTAAGCCACATCATCTGGGCTGGCCAGGGGTCTAAGTTGACGAGCCTTTTAGCCCTGTCTCTGATTCGGAGGTAGTTCCTAGAAAAGTACAGAAACGATTTCGCGCACCGCCTGAGCTCCCTTCGCTGCCACGGAGTAAGGTCTTTGAGATCGTCTACCCAAGACGTGTCTATAGCGGCTGCTTCTTCTTTGGTCATTCGTACAGCTCGTCGTCACTCACGTCAGCATCGTGCTCGTCCACCTCTAAATCGAGCACCTTAATCTCTGGCGGCAGCTCAGTTGGCACCCCGCCTCTTGTTATCTCCACAATCTTTGCTTTCTTGATTGTGTTCTTTAGCTCTTGCTCCTCAGCCTGTAGCTCAGCAAGACGCTCTTTAAGGTGCGTTGACACCTTTCCGTCAGTTCTAAAGCGGCTGTCTCCCACTTCAAGCAGCCATTTAGCGGCACGCCAGTCATCGGCAGCAGACTCTCTTACTTTTAAAACAAGCCCCATTAAAGAGTCTGCGTGGGCTCTTTGGCACCTGTCCCAGAACCTTAAGTAATCGCAATTCGCGTCTGTAGTGTCAGATGCCTTAAAGACTTCCATTAGCTGCCGCTCGCTAAGGCCTACTGACGCTGCTGCTGAACCAAACGGCATTCCGCTTGTAAGGTTTCGTACTATGATCCCTCTTTCACGCGCCTTAGGTAGAGCCGGTTTTGGTTGCCCTGGTACGCGCTTGTCCTCTTCCACAGCCATTCGTTTCGCCTCCATTTAGACTTTTTAGCCTTTCTCTCAATAAGCCCTTTGTTTTCAAGGCGTTCCAATGCGTAGTGCAGTTGTACGCGACCTATGGTCGGCATCCCGTACATCCTAATCCTGACCCTAAGGTCGTCTCGCTCCATCCAGTCGCCGTTAAGTGCGCGATAAGTAATGCGCTCTAGCCTTCCTTTGAGGTACACTGGGCTCTGTTCTTTTTTAATGGTGTTCTCACCTCGAGTGGGTGATGGGGGACTTCCCGACTTTTCTTCATCACCCTTTTCCATTTCTTGAGCAGCCGGTAATGCGCCGTAGATTCTCCGCACCGTTTTTTCCCGCCGGACCTGACGGCTCTGGCCTCCGCTGTTCTCCATAGTCGCTCTCCTTTGTGTTTACAGAGCTTGCGCGTCTTCTTAAGCTGCCTAACTACGTGATGCAGGTATGTCTCTACCGAGTGGTGCGCGTTCCATCTATCCACTCCGTAGCGGCGCTCCCACCAGGGCCATAGCTGGGCAAAGCCCTTAGCCATGCATTTCCCGTAGCCGTAGTTGCAATCGCCTAGCGCCAAAGGGCGATATCCAGACTCAACACACCCCGTGCTTAGCGTGATGCCTCTCATAGACGCTGGGACATTGGCCGAATCTTCCAGGCGCAGCACAGAGAGGAGAAACCAGGGGTCAGGGTCTCGAGCATTACGACAAGTCACCGCCTGCTCCACAATCTCTCTTTCCTCGAGAGAGGGAGGCATCCCCAATACAGACAGGGCCATCATGGTGGCGATCATGCCTTGTACCTCTCTCTGTCCTCCTCAGTAGCCTTGCGGGCAATCCTTGAAGCAGGCACCACAACAACACGGCCATCAGGACGCTGAACGCGAGCACGGTTAGACCCACCCGTGTAACGAACCCCCTCAAACACAACCAAAGTGTGCTTGCACGTAAACGCACCCATGCGCTCAACATAAAGCTCACCCTCTTCCATATCTACAAGTCGCATATCGTAACCTCCATACGAGGCTCCCCACCTCGCTCTGAATATCGCTTCTTAGCCACTAAATCGACTACCTGGGCATCATCACCCCACAAACACGCACAACCATCCAAAACAGCCTTCACATAGTTGTCTATGTCAGGACGGGTAGGACAAGGAAGCAAACCATCAGGGTCAGACTTCCGCATCAAACGCTTAGGACGTGGAACAACCGCTAACAACTCCACACGCAAAGGACCCTCAAACACACCCTTTTTAGCCAGCTGAGCGCATTGAGAAACTAACCGCTCATAGGCGCGAGTTGCTTTAGGCGTAAACGCCCTAGCGTGCCCATTACGAACCGTTACGCGAGGTCTACCCTTAGCCTTAGGTGGACCAGGGATTGAGAAATGGATTTCCATTTTTTAGCCGTGCTCGGGAAATTGGTTAGCCAGGGGTATTTTAATCCCAAAACCCGATGGTACCCCTGTCCATCCACACCCCTAAAATGAGGGGGTATCAATTAAATATCAATTGCTTACGGCCATTTCCACATGGGGAGCCTGGCTTTGATGAGCTCTAGAACAATCGACTAGGGGATATCATTTGCTAGTGGATGTTTTTGGCTATCAACCATCCTCCGTCATGCGTTTATCCTGCCCTACACAGGCCTTGCGAACGATTCCCATCGTTTCAATAACCGCGCTCAGAAGCTCAATCCCTAATGATTCTGCTAACTTGTCGTCAATCTTCCACGTTGCAGTCTCTACCGCCAGATCATACAGCTTCATAAGAGCTTCGCGGGCTATCCTGTGTGACGGTCTTAGTGTCTCAGTCTGTATAGGCTCTAGGCTGTCAACTAGTGGCTGAAGCTTCCGAACTAGCAGGCCTTGAAGAGTCCTGATTCGTGAGACCGTGTCACTTAAGCCCGTGTGGCTAGACTTGTCGGGGTCTATAGCTAATAGGCTCAGCCTAAGCTGGCCTATGGTCTCAATAAAGACTGACTCTAGGACGTGTGCAGGAGGTGTGCCTTGATACCTAATGATAGGGATATCCTTATCATTATATAGGCTCGATTCTTTGTCCTGATTAACAAGAGAAATATCTGTGCTTTCTTTAACCATTTCAGACATTTGGACAGCACCGTTACCGTAGGCTGACAGGTAGCGTCGTAGTTGGGGCGTTGTTTATCATGGATTCGCATTCTGGTAAACCCCTAAAATTATTAGGGAAACATGATTTACGCTTAACTTGGTGATCTTTTTCTGTGTCGTGTCTCTTGCGCTACATGATTCATGCATGTACTGTGCTCGAGTATTCACTCACACAACGGAGTTTAAGATCATGAGTCACCCAGTAACTCGAGCTATCACAATGAAAATGCACGACCGCTACCTTTACATCGAAAGCCTTAAGAAGGATCTGGAAATAGCGCGCCAAAACGTCGATCGGGACGTTGCGCGTTGGAAACGTGCTGTCGCTGCTTACCGCGCTACGGTTGAAAGCACGGACTAAGGCCTTATCTCTTCTCACCGTGCCCGATCCATGGTCGGGCATTTTTATATCCGGAGTTCTCACAATGAAGATCACAAATAGCTACAAAGTGTACGACGGCCCCTCATTAATTAATGGTGAACGCATCTTTGTTGCCGTCACTGGCATCAAAAACCCATCGAATAACGCCAAGACGGGAACACTCGCTCAAGCTTTCATCTTGGCCTACGATGAGCCACCACACGAAGCGATCAAGTCTGGCAAAGATGCCGCCGTCTGTGGTGATTGCCCCTTGCGACCTATCACAATGAAGCTTCGTAGGGCTGGCAAGATCAAGGACGGTCTAGAGCACATTAAACTGTGCTACGTGAAGACCTTCCACGCTCCTTTGTCTACTTGGAAGTGTAACAGAGACAAGCCAGTCACAGACCCTGCTATCATCCACGATCTATTGCGCGCCGATTTGCGCGAAGGAGCGTACGGTGACCCCGGCGCGGTCCCGATCGAAGTATGGGAAGCCTTAAGGCCTAATCCTAAGCGCGGTAACAGTTATACTCATCAGTGGAGGCAAGCAAAGCTACAAGCGCGTGCTATGGCATCCACGCACACGATCGCAGAACTAAGGGAAGCAGAATCATTAGGATACCGATCCTTCCGAACGGTACCCAAGTCCGTGTTCAACGTGCTAGGTGATCAAGCCTTAGATCCTAGTGAGATATGGTGTCCTAACCAGACCGACGGTATCCAATGCATCAAATGTATGAGATGCAATGGCAAGAAGGGCGAGCACGACAACCGGCCAAGCATTGCCATCGTTGAGCACTAGATCGCTCCCATAACATCCGAGATCAGCCCCGATCGCCTGTGTGGTCGGGGCTTTCGTCGTTTCAGGCCTAATGACGTCACAAGCTTGTGCGATAGGGCCTAGAATCGATTGCACGCGATCAAGGGGACCACCTATAGGCTACGACCGATAAAGCACGCTCAAAGCATGCCCACGACTAGGGCCTTGGCCTGTTTACGGCGTTGACCTAAGGCATGAAGCGAAGACCGAAAGATCGCAAAAACCACTGAATGACCATTCATTCAGTGAATTATTTGATAGTTCGGCTCACCGTTTTTTGTCCGTTTCTATCCTCGTGAACCGAGGCAACGCTAAAATTATTTACGCTTTTTGCATGAACACTGTTTGACACGTACATAACTAACGTGTAGAAGCAAAATCTCTTTCTCACTACGGAGGTGTCTTATGGGCAGCAAGACCGGATTTTCGAAGCGAGGCTTAGAGCTTCAAATTGACCATTACCTCGTCACACTCGGACAGCTGGACATGCTGGATATCGAGTACGGCGAGGCAGGGCGTGACGCTCGCGCTCAGGGGCGCCTGTCTACCCAGCGTCTGCTGGATGAGTGCGTAGCCGAGCTTAAGGCGATGGAGGCAGAGTAATGAAAATTACATTTACCATTGAGGTATCCGACGAGGAGCTTAGCTGGCATCTGCGGAACTGCCACCAGCACATCAAGTGTCACGAAAGCGGTGTCACGGGAGACCAAGCTATACTCCTACCTCACGACGAGGTTACCGACGACAGCGAACAGGTGGCTATCTGGATGCGCGAGCCCCTAAAGCAGGCTCTCGATAAAGTTCACGGCGGCGAGGCGATATGTCTCGACGACTTCCTCAACGACGCAGCCATCGAGGTGCTCGAGGCTCACTTTGACTACGGCCCATCAGTTGATGAGCCTGGCGATGACATTCGCCCATACTACAAGGGCGATTTGACATGACAGAAAGAAGGACAGTGGCCGCCGGCAAGCGCGGCCCAGGATTTAAGAGCTTAGTCGTCGAGGCAGGTCTCGGCGGCTACCAACCTGAGCAGCTGGTGGCTGTGCGCTGTACGTGCGGGGGCATCGCTCACGTTCTCCAGTGCGAGTACGTCGAGCTGGCGGTGGTGAAGGGCGAGGCAATTCTCTGCGATAATTGTGTGCGAGGAGGTGAGTGATGAAAGACGACCAGACCAGCGTGCTCCTGAGGGAGCTTGCGAACAATCTTAGCCCGCTGCTTCATCATCTAATATCTAACGCGGAAAAGAAGGGTGATGAGCTTGGCTGTCACCTAAGCAGGTCTGCGTGTCACCGCCTTAACAGGTGGCTGACCGTCCGCGCCCCCCTGCTTCCGGGGCACGAGCACGGGTGGAATATTGAAAGCGATGGGCAAGATGCCCTTAGGTGGCGAGGAGGTGAGTGATGAGTGCTATGCGTGCTTCTTTTTTGTTTGTTCCCGGCTACCCTGACGTGTCTCGCAATGCCGTCTGGGCTTTGTGCAGGCTCCCTAAGAGCTTTTGGCGTGGCCTTCCTACCATCTACGAGGGGGTCATGTCTGACCTCAAGCTGAGCACCTCCCGGTGGCGGTTTGCTCTGTCGCGACTGACCGTCGCAGACGGTGTCGATAGTGACTTCTGCGTACAGATCTTTGCGAAGATGTCTGACGGCGGTTGGGATTGTGTCGCCTTAATCTCTGAACAGCAGGAGGGCTAAGTGACATGGCTTTACATACCCTATCTCTCTTCGCCGGATACGGAGGGCTTGACCTCGGTATCCACCGAGCAGCTCGCGGGAAGGCTCAGACAGTCTGTGCTGTGGAGATCGAGGCCTATGCCGCTGCGAACCTCTCGTCGCCTCGCGTCCAGCGCAAGCTGGGTAGGTTTCCTATCTGGTCTGACGTTGCCACATTCGACGGTACAGCGTGGCGCGGACAGGTTGATGTCTTGGCTGCTGGAATCCCGTGCCAGCCATGGAGTGTCGCAGGTGCCCGCAAAGGCAGTGCCGACAAGCGATGGCTCTGGGCAGACACCTTCCGCATCCTGCAGGAGTGCGGCGCAAGTATGCTCATCCTCGAATGCACCCCCAACCTCCGAAAGGGGGGCCTTCCGATCATCCTTGACGACCTTGCCAGCATCGGGTGGTCTGCGGAATGGGGCACTTATACCGCGCAAGAAGCGGGAGCACCCCACCGTAGGGCGAGGTTCTTCTTGGTCGCGTGGGACGTTTCCCACACCGACCGCGTCTCGGTATGGTTCAAGTCAGAACGGATGCAACGGGAAGGGGGGAGCGTTCGAGAGGCCCTCGGCGGGGACTCCAAGCCTGGATACGTGGGCGAGAAGCTCGTACCGCCTTGCTCATCCCTGGTGGCCGACGCCAACCGTAGACCCGATGCGATCTCGCAGCGGCAGCAGGAAAGCAGAGCCGACGCTGCACTCAATGGCGAAGGCCTGGCCGACACCAACAGCGAGCGACTCTCGCAGCAGCGGAAGGCACACAACAACGACTGGGGTGATGCACCCCGGCACGAGCTTGACCGACGCGATGCGCGGGTGGGCAACACCGACAGCTCGCGACCACAAGTCCACACGAGCCAGCGCAGCCACACACAGCAGGAACTCTCGACCGCTCAGCGGGCAGGTGGGGGAGTGGTCTGGCCGCCGAGACCAGACGACGAGCACGGGTGGCGAGAGTACATCGCAGCCGGTGGTGCTCAACCCGGAGTTCTTGGAGGCCCTCATGGGCCTGCCGACAGGGTGGACCGAGTGCGGCTCTTAGGGAACGGCGTCGTTCCGCAGCAGGCTGAGCTTGCCATCATTGACTTGTGCTCTCGCATTGGAGGTGAGTGATGAGCTTTAAGGGCGCTATGCTTTCGAGCGCGTCGAACGAGTCTCGTCGCAGGCCAGTCATCAGTCACGTTGAATTACCGAGGAGGTAAATTGTGAAAGAGAAGAACGTGGATAAAGCGCGCAACATATTGTTTGCGCTAGCGGGAGATGGAGGCTCCAGTCTCGCAGACATCATGGACGTGATAACAAACAGCGCCGTGATGTGTGCAGACACTGTTGCCTCTCACGTTCCTGAGTGTAACGGGGAGTTGAATGCTCTCGGCTTGATGATCAGCAATATGCTTGAGCGTCACGCTGAGACGAGGTCCCTTCCGCGTGAGGTCTTTATGGTAGCCGACGCAGATGAAACGGAGGTTCACTAATGGACAACCGAGTTGAGATGTCATCCCATGCAATGTTCCCAACGATCGAAGACTTTGAGGAGATGAAGGCGGGCACCCTCTACATGAGGCACGCTGGACTAGACCTTCACGACCTCGTCAAGCTTAAGGGGCACGAGGCTATAGCCGAGGACTGCGCGACAGGAGAGCGAAGCCTTAAAGCGTGGTTGTGCGGGCAGAACCCTCCGTCGTTTGACAGCCTTTACAGGCTGGCATGCATACACCCTGACTTCTCCGTCGTTAAGACCGTGCTACGCATTGGCTACATGAGGGAGATAAAAGGAGTTGACCGACGGACTCTTGAGTACAAGCCCATGGGGTTCGCCGCTATGCGCCCTGGACAGGCCAGCGAGTGCGCTAGAGTGGCGCTCCGAAAGCGAGAGGAGAACAGAAGGAGGACTGACAATGGATAAGCCATGTCTAAGGTGCCAAGGGTACGGGCATTATGAGAAGGACGGTTACACGTTTGCTTGTGCCTGCTCGATGGGCAGGGTGAACCGCGACAAGCCGCTATGGCTGCGGAATAGCGAGGCCATGGAGGCCATATCTCGCGGCGTTCCATCTAAGGTTCGCCAGTTTACGGCGGGCAAGTATCGCTATGCCCTTGACCATCGCGGTGAAGCTAACCGACTGATGATAGAGTGGCTGCGGTGCAGGCTTCGACTTAATACTGGGCACCCCTCGCTTTATTTTTGGGGTCCGACGGGGACGGGAAAGTCGGTGATAGCAGCCGAGGCATGTCGCCTGGCGCTTGTCGAAGGCCTTACCCGCACGTTTCTATGGCTGAGCGAAGGCGAGCTGGTGACAGCCATCAAGTCGAGGTACACAAAGGACGCGCAGTCTGACGCTAGAAAGACACTGTCTAACGCAAAGGACTGCGGTCTTTTGATTATTGATGAGTTCACCACTCAAGGTCTTAGTCTTTACTCAACTCAGGCTAAGCGAGAGGTGGTTGATATGCTGGCAGATCGCTTTGATAACGACCGACCTACCATTATGACCAGCAACCGGCAGTGGCGGTCTTCTGAGTGGCCTGACAGGCTTGTATCCCGATGGGAGAGGAGTGTGCGCGAGGTAGAGATAAGCGGATGCGACTTACGCAGTACGACGAGTGGCGGGGATGTTGCAACTCACCCCCACCACTCTAGCTCTCTCTCTCACAACAAAGCTGACGAGGAGGTTAATTGTATGGATCAACAAAGTAAAGGGGCGGTTACATGAGTGGCAACGAAACGGTGGCTGAGCTTCGCCGGCAAGCAGACGAGTTAATGGTTATGCTTCACGGCCAGCTTAATTCCAAGGGCCAGTCCTTGACGGACCAAGAGTTTGCGCAGCTGCTAGGCGACTGGGTAAGCAGGGCCAGCAACAAGCTGGTCGCGTGCCGGCAAGTGATAGCAAGCTGTGCGGCCAGAAGGGAGTCTTACGAGGGCGAGATCGAGGCGTTTGCAGTTCTTGTCGAGCGCGAGAGCAAGGCGATCGACAGGGTTAACGACTACGCTCTTATGCTCTTGGACAAAGAGCTCGAGGTGGCCAATGCCACTGCCGAGGAAGGCAAGTCTGTCGACAAGGTCAAGCTACCTGATGGCAGCTGGGCCAAGCTTTATCTTGGTAAAGGACGCCTTGTAAACGTAACCAACTGGGACATGTTGCCTCAGGAGTTCGTCGTTAGTCGTGCCGACAAGGCTGCGATTAGGGACGCCATCAAGGCCGGTCATTCCGTCCCAGGAGCAGAGATTGTTGAGAGTCACAAGCCAGCCCGCGTCCAATGGGGCGGCAGGAGAAAGAAATGATCAGAAGCGAGCTTACTAACAGAAGTGAATTAACCACTAGCGCAGAGGTGGATAAGATTTACCCTGCTCTCATTAAGGCAATCCACAGCATGCCTGTCGTAGGAAAGAACGCGCCTAACCAGAGCTGGCTGTTTGCCAACCTTCAGGCTGTCACCGAGGCGTCTCGCGACCCTTTGCGCGACAACGGGCTGGCGATCACCTGCTTCGCAGCCAACCACGACATGCATTACGGCGTGATCGCGAGGCTTATTCACGAGTCAGGGCAGTGGATGGAGTGTCCGGTGTATCTTCCATCTAAGAACCGTGGCAACGCCGACCAAGGTGCTGGCAGCAGCTTCACTTACACACGCCGTTACGTGATGTGCTGCATTCTTAACATTGTCACCGGCGAGGACAACGACGCCAACAGCCGGCAGCAGGAGATTAAAAGACTACAGCAGGAGGAGGTTGTGTCTAAGCTTGAGGAGAAGAAGTTTAGAGCGTCGTGCCGTGACCTTTTGCACCACTTAAAACCTAGCGGTATCACATGGGCCACGATTGCCGAGAAACATGGCTTTGCCTTAAGGCCGGATGAAATACCAACACACCAGCGAGAAGAAGTTCTTGCCGCACTGAGGAGCGCATAATGCCTGAACTAGAAAATCCATTTGACGCAACTGACTGGGTCCACGACACGTCTCCACCCGACCGTCACGAGTGGTTCCACGTTAAGATACTTGAGTCGACGTTCTCTGACATGCCGAACGACGCCAAGATGCTGCACTTTCATTTGCTGTGCATCGACGGTAAGGAGACCGGCGACCTATACAAGGGTCGTGTCTGGAGATGCGGCTTGTGGTGGGAGCACAGCAACCCTAAGTGCGTCAGCATAGGTCGCACTCAGATTGCCAACCTTGCCATAGCTGCTGGCAAGCCACGGTTTACAAACAGCGACGAGCTTAACGGCGTCGAGCTTATGGCCAATGTCGGCCCTGGCTACAAGCCAGAGTATCCAGAGGCTAGCAAGTTTGCTGGGCTCCCCAGGGAGAGCCGTCAATCGCACGAGCACTACCGCCCTGAGGGTGTTCCTTCAGGCGGCTCCTTGAGCGATGATGAGATCCCCTTCTAAGCTCCAGGGATAAACACAACGAAGCTCACCATGCCTGGATCCATCCGAGGCAATGGTCCTTTGAGCGCAGCTTCAGGAGTGTCGTAGCCTTCTGCGTCAGTTAAAATACGCACCTGGTTTTTTACACTCTCCCATTTGTAAGCGTGAAACCACTTGCCTTTCGGCATTGCTGGTTTCGCGCTTTTCTTTTTTGGTGCTGCCTTCTTCTTTGGTGCTGCTTTTTTTTCTGCTGCCATGATTACCTCCGTGGCAATGTCGACGTAACGGTTAGCGTGGCGTTGGCTCCTACAACTGGAGCGCCTACGCTCCAATCGTAAACCACGTATATGCATTCGATGTCAGTAATTAACGCGCAGTTGTAGATGTTGTCTGCGTTCGCCGGGTCTATCCCTCCCTCAAGGTCCAACACCCAGACTCTGGTGCTGTTAGTCATCGCTACAGAACTGCAATGCAACGGCATTGCCTTGGCCGTGTTGCGTAACTTTAAATGCATCTGAGGGCGAGAGCTCGAGGACGCTCCATTGTCCAGCAGCACCTGCAATCTGTACGGGTATCCGGCTATGATGTGGCCTAACGATTCAGCAGTTATCTTCCAGCCTGGATTCCCGTTTGCGTTGTTCTCCGAGACTAGGCACGGAGCCCAGCTATCACTGTATTCGCTAGCTGTTTTTGTGAACGTCTTTGAAGACTTAATCCATGCCCCTGCCCGGTTGCTGGCAGACCCGCCACCTGAATAATCAAGTGAACAATCCAACTGAGCTACCTCATACGCTCCAATCGATGGTGTTGAGTTGAAGGCAGTGCGAGCTATGTCTAAAGCGGGCGCGTAAGTGGTGTCGCCTTTTTCAAAAAGCAAATGGCCGACGCCAGTAAACGGAGAAAAGTCTCTGGCAGCAGCGTCGTTAAACACGACGGCAGAGGACGACACACCAGAGCTTCTAACCACGTTGGTTGTCGTGGACGAACCACCGCCCGAAAGGTCGGAATTATCACCCCATCGAGCGCCATACAACACGCTGTCA